GGCTTTGCCCGCTCAGTAGCGTAACTACTCGGTTTGGGAAGACTGTCTGTTAACAGTACGAATTGGATACTAGCCTCCGTTATTAGTGGACCCATCTTATCCACTGGCCTTCTGGCCAACGCGTACCATGCGCGCTAACATGGACCATCTTTCCGTGTTTCATTCTATGCTTAGCATAAACTGATCAAGCACAAGATCTGAAGTTGTAATCAACAACAACCGACCAGGGGACATGGTGCTGCCTCAACCAGCGATTCTGATCAAGTTTGAGACTCTGAGGAGAAAAACTGCCTTTCTCGGAGTATATTTAGGCTACAAGGCCCTGGGGGGAGCCATAATCCCCCATTTCAGCCCTGATGGTTAAGGGTACATTCCATTATTTCTCTATGTTTGGAGATCTTACATGCCCAAACCCTGCGCTTAACTTCAGTGATTTAAATGTCACTGTCTGCCCAGGTCCAGTAGCGCGGCTAGCGTTTCCAGCCACAGAACAACTTTTTTCTGTTGGCACAATCCCCCTCTTATCTTCTCATCTTCCACCACCTTTCTTTTACAAAAACAATTTCAATAATTCAATTCGAAATGATATTGGTAATCTCGATGTTCACACCCTATTTGCCGAGAGTAGGAACTTAACGTCTGATACGTCAGATGAAGTTGTGGCCATTCACTCTGAGTGGAGTGGTTTTAATCACTTTAGAGGCTCAGAACCACCATTTGCTCATGGTAGTATTTTATACAATATTGAGTTTATGAGGTGGTATATACCCTGTGTTATTGTGTATTACTATTTTTTATATAAGCTGGTTTGCTTCGTATTATTTTTGCTACAACGGCACAAACTTGCGAGTGAGAAGAGACGCGTTGCGCTGAGTGCCGAAATACAAATGTTACGTAAGCGCATACATAGTAGGAAGTATAACCTAGTTATGCACCAGCTTCTGTCTACGCATTTACCATATCCTCCCATGTGTGTCACCATTCGTGACATTTGTAATTATGTAGACGACCAGGCGTATCACAAGATGAGATTGGCAGATTCACGTCCGCCCCCTCTTGTGATACCAGGCAATGAACTTAGTTGGTCATCTCCAGAACCAGATGTTGATTCTACTAAATTGTCTCGTTCAAGTTCATCTGAGACTTTTATTTGCACTTTTCCGGACAGACACAACAGATTTGACCGTCCTTCTTCTCTTTATGTTCCACAATCTGAAGTTGTTGATGCAGCTTGGATTAAGAAACAGAGGGAGAAGCGCCGCCTCCGCAAGAAACAAGATAGGACCCTTCCTATTGTTCGTTCCGTCCCTCGCACTGTGCCACCGCAGATTGTTCCTGACATAACTACAATTGAAACACAATCGGGTAGGGGTGGATCTCCACGACCACCACCACCGGATCCTGCTTTTGAAGGTATGGACAACCCCGAGAATGATCATATCAAACATAATCTATATAACATCATTGGAGGATCTATTACAGATCCTTGGATACGTGTTATATTTCCAGTTATATGTACGATCACCTCCTATCAACCCAAACTTGCTGAGTTTTTCTCCGTCGATGTTACCGGACATTTCATCGAACAGGCTGTTCTTCTTGTGGTCAACATTTCACAAGCTTCAACGTATCAGCACGCAGTCACCATATTTACAGCGTTCTTACATCAATACCTTAGTAAATCTGTTGCCGTTACTCTTAAGGATATGCTCGTTTCTATGTTTCAAAAAGGTGAGATTGAAGTTCAGGCTGGTTGGGATACCTGGGCCAGCATTCGTGATGGGCACACTAAGTTACAATCGGAATCTCTTGCGCCCTTATATCATAATGCCAAGAAGATCATAGCTTTATTAGCGTTTTCCGGTGTTTGCACGTCAGCTTCACTACCGTTTGGTAAAGAATCATTTGACAGATTTCTTGACAATAGCAAATTGAAAGAATTTGATACTATGGATTTGACTTGTTATGCCATAGATGTCTTGAAGTTCGCTATAGAACAGGTCCGCGTCTTGTGTCAAGAGGGTTTTAAGGGTTGTTTGTTTGGGGACACCCGGATGATAGCATTCGACAAGGAGTACTCATTTATTGTATCAGCAAGTCCTTCTTTGGCCACTGGCACGCTGTCCGATCTGGGAACAACCCCATCTGATTATGTCTTGCGGTTGACTAAGCTTCTTGAAGAGTGCACATATTATATGAGCACAACTAAAGGGGCTGAAAAGAACATCTTTTGTTCAAAACATCTTAGGTTAACCCAACTTTTCGCTGATTATCAAACATCACTTGGCCTAGTGTCACTTAGGTGTAAGCCTTATGGTATATTACTTTATGGCGAATCTGGTGTGGGTAAATCTTGTCTTGTTCCCGAAATTAGTGCGCTTTTTCTACAGTCACACGGTTACCCTTCGACAGGGAATGTTGTATGCACATTAAATCCAGACGACAGTTATCAGAGTGAGTATAAGCCACATCATGTGGTTGTTGTTCTTGACGACATAGCCAATACTGCACCACAGTTCACTAAGACTAGTCCTTTGGAATTAGCTCGTGCAGTCCTAAACAATAATGTCTATTCTGTGTTGAAAGCTGATGTTGACAGCAAGGGTAAGCTTAAAATGGATGCAAGGCTCATCATAGGTACTTCTAACATAAAGAGCCTTTTGGCCAGGCTATATTCCAATGAACCAGCATCAGTTTTGCGTCGGTGGGATTGTGTTGTGACTGTTGTTGTGAAACCAGAATACCTCATCTCAGGTACAAAGATGCTTGATCCCGCCAAGATTGACAATTCGGTCTATCAGGATAAGTGGTTGTTTGATGTTGAATCAGCCTATGCTGTTGAACGTGCTGGTGGTAAGAGTGTCAATTTTGAGCCTCGACTTAATAAGGATGGCAAGCGCATGATGGGCATTAACCAAAGTGAACTCTTCGAATTCATCCGTTGGGATTCTTTGCAACAAAGGGTCCGTCAAGAAGCTTTGGTGGCTAGTAATGATGATGTTTACGCCCACGATTTGTGTCCACACGATAATTTACCTAGGATTTGTGCACATTGTAATGTTATCATACAACCTGAGAGTTTTAGGACTGCCATTTCAAGTGTTATGCCAAAAGTCAGTTTTAGTGACATGGTGTACTATAATGAAAGGTGGCTGCGCATCTACCGATATTTATCTCAAGTCTTTGTGTTGGACAAACTTTTCATTTTACTCCAAGGTTATTTATTGGATCAAGTTGCTGAGCTTTGGTGGAAAATTGTTTTCACAAGTATGTGGACTGGACTAGGGATTAGTTTGTTAACCTTTTGTCTCACACAACGATCTTGGATTAGTGTTTTTACGGGCTTCGTATTTGCATCATGTATTTTTATTTTCATGTGTGCTGTTCATGCGCATTGTATTTATGTACGTGGTTGTGATATAGCTCTTAGTGTCACACGCACTGCACACACGCTCAAAGCAGCTGCCATGTTTGGCTGCTTTCTGTCCATACTTGCAAGTATTAGGATGTGGTATAGGTGGTCAGGACTGGCCACGCAGAGTGATCGTGTTGAGCCCATGAAACCTGATTCAATTATTAAGATCAATAGGTGGCCTAAAGCTGTGCGTAATGTTGTTGAAATTGGTCACCAGTGTTCCACCGCCACTAAAGAACACGTGCAAAGAGCAATAGTTCAGTCAATTGCATTTGTTACATTTCATCTTAGGGACATTAATAGTGGAGTTGAGGTCCTTGAGCATTGTAATATTTTTCCTCTCAGGGGTTTGTATTGGCTTTGCAATTGGCACGTTTTGCAACATGATATCATTAGCATTTCTGGTATCCGCCAACCCAAAGATTCTGGCTCTGCTACGAGGAGTTTCACTTGTGAAATAGTACAAAAGGCTAGAATAGTTTCAACAGCATATGGTTCAAATGACCTAGGCATTTTCATGATGTATGGTGCAGGTACCCAAGCTGATTTTACCTACCTCCTGCCTAATAGTCGCTCGACCGGATCTAAAGCGTGTCGGTGGATACATAGGAACGAACATGGTATTATCACTCACCAGGATGTTAATGTTAAACTTCAAGAGATCGATGATGTGAGAGGCATTGGCAAATATTGGGGTGTTAAATTTGTTTCTGATTTACCTACAGCCAAAGGTCAATGTATGGCGCCCATGATATCGTTAGATACACCACATTATTTAGTTGCATTCCACAGTGCTGGAAATACTGGTGCTTTTGAAGGTCGTGGTCACTGTCTATTGCGTTCAGAGGTCATTGCCACCATAGAGAGTATGCCTGACACCACATTGAAGTTTGATGCTGCCAGCAGGCGTGATCTTTATACTGGTCCTTATTCAATTGTTGGTGATCCACACTATAAATCACCGTTTAATTTTATGGGTGAGGTTGTTTTTGATTCATATGGTTCTCACAATGGTCATAGGAAATTTTATAAATCATTAGTTTTGGATAGACCTATAAGCGTCCATGTTGCCAATATTCTTGGTTTGGAGAAAAAACATGGCCCTAATTTGACTATAGGATCATATGAACCTTGGCGGACGGGCCTCATAGATATGGGTACACCCATATATATACCCCATAGACTCCTTGATTTTGCCATGAATGATTACTTGCGCATGGTTGATCGTATTGTCGAAGCATCACCTGAGCTTTCTGATATGGTCCACCCTCTTACGTGGACTAACGCTTGGGCTGGTGCTGATGGGTGTTATGGGATAGATTCCATGCCTTTATCTACAAGCGCCGGTTGGCCTTTTAACAAACCAAAGAATTCCTTTATTGTGCGATCAGATGTTCCACGTGATAATGTGTCTGAACCATTTATCGTACCTGATGAGTTTCAAAAGGAGGTTTTGAGGTGTGAGCAGGACTATATTGAGGGTAAGCGTTGCATGTTTGTTGCACGCATGAGCCTTAAAGATGAGGCTGTCAAGTTGACATCCACCAAACCAGCACGCCTCATTGCAGGTGCAAATATGATTCAAACTGTAATTGTGAGGAAATATTTTTTACCAGTTTTCAAGTTCATAATGGAAAATGCTTTTGACTTCGAGTGTGCTGTTGGAATTAATGCAGCTGGGTCACATTGGCAGAAATTGACTGAGGTGCTTGAAACTTACCGTAAGGATCGCACTATAGCAGGGGATTATGCCAAATTTGATAAAACTATGGTTAACATGATCCTTTTCTTATGCTTCAAGATCTTGATATATGTTGCTGAGAAGGCTGGTTACAATGAAACTCAGATTGCTACTATGCGCAGTATTGCTACCGATATTTGTGAGCCTATATATGAATATAATGGGGATTATATTGGTGCTTATTGCGGCAACCCTTCTGGGCATCCAGGTACGGTCTTCATAAACAATTTGGGTGGTTCTATTTATATGAGAGTCGCTTATTATGAAATACATAATGGAAAGCCACCTGGAGATTTTTGTGATAACGTGAAGCTTATTTGTTATGGGGATGATAACATTATGACTGTTAGTGAATCAGTCCCTAGGTTTCACCACACTAATATCCAAAAGGCTCTTGCACCTTATGGTGTGAAATACACTATGGCTGATAAGGAAGCAGAATCCGTTCCTTACATTAACCTTGATGATGCTTCTTTTTTGAAAAGGGGTTTTAGGTTTGATGAGGAGATTGGTGCATATATGGCACCATTGGATGAGCTTTCCATATCCAAATCACTTCATGTTGGGGTACCCAGTAAGGAGTTATCACCAGAGCAAGCTAGTGTTGAAGTGATTTTTGGGGCCTTGCGTGAATGGTTCCAACATGGTCGTGTCGTATTTAACATGCGGCGCGAACAACTGGGTGAGGTTGTTGTGGCAGCCAATCTCGATGCTTGGATGCCTTCACCACTCCCCAAATACGAGTCGTTCCTTGACGATTACCGTACAGATAGGGATGAGCTTGACCATTCGTGGCTCGACTCTAAGCTCTCCTAGAGGAGGTTGGTCTCCTTATTGGACCGGCCGCACCCATGCGGCTTCGCTAAAAATGGGATGGTACATCTGGTTACCAATGTAATTAAATGTTGTGTCTTATTTATATTAGGCTTTTGTATCATATGTATGCGGTGTTATTTAGCACCCGAGGACCGCCCTCAAATCACACACACCCCACTTTTCTCTAACGCGGGAATTGATGGGTTAAATATGCGTTGCCACCACTACAAATAATGGAGCCGGTAATTCTCCTACAACTTACCAAACTGGCGCTGCATCATCTGTTTCATCGAGGGGAACGGTGCAGTTTAGAGACGCTCCAGAACAATGGGACGTTTCGTTACCCTCACACTATGACAAGACTAGAGATTCTGGCGTTACCGATGACTATGACCTCAATGACTTTTTTGCAAGGCCCATCCAAGTGGCTAGTTACTCTTGGACTCCTTTACAGGCACTTCCTTTTGGCGAAAATTTTGATCCGTGGACTTTGTTTTTTGGTAATAAACGTGTTATCAATAGGATCAATAATTATAACCTTTTGAGTGCACAACTCAAGGTTAAATTTATGATCAACGGTAATCCTTTTCTTTTTGGTCGCTTGATGGCTGATTATGTCCCTTTGAAGACAAGTGACACTATTACGTCATTTTCAACTTTGGACATTAATCATGCTGTAGCAGCGTCACAACGTTTGAACATTTTGATTGACCCAACTACTTCACAGGGTGGAGTACTTCATCTCCCTTTTCTCTATTGGAAGAATAACCTGTCCATACCAGATGCTAATTGGACAGATATGGGTCAAATTTACATAAGGGAGTTGGTTGGCCTTAAACATGCTAATGGCGCAACTGACCCCATTACTATCACAATTACTGTTTGGGCCGAGCAGGTTCGTTTGTCTTGTCCCACAAGCAAGAATTCATCTGCAATTGTTGCTCAATCATCGCGAACTTCTGTAGGTGAGTATTCTTCGTCACCTGTGCAAAATTTGGCTTCTTCTGTGGCCCACAGTTCTGGCATGTTATCTTCAATGCCTGTTATTGGTCCTTATGCGTTAGCCACTCAGATGGTTTCAAACACCATTGGATCTTTAGCACGCATTTTTGGCTTTTCTGCCCCTGCCAATGTAAATGATTTAAAGACTGTTAGGTTACACGCTGTTACTAGATTGGCCAATACAGACAGAATGGATGATGTTTCTAAGTTAACACTTGATTCTAAGCAAGAGTTGACTATTGATCCATCGGTTTGCGGTGTTCAAACCACCGATGAGTTGGTTATTTCCACGATAGTAACCAAGCAGTCCTATCTCACATCGTTTGATTGGGCCACATCTAAGGTCAATGGCAATAATTTATTTTCTATTCGTGTTAACCCAATTCATGCCATCGTTGATACCACCAAATATTACTTGCCTGCTGTAACCTTTGCGGCCTTACCTTTTAAGTACTGGAGGGGTACTATGAAGTATAGGTTCCAAGTCGTCTGTTCAGCTTATCACAGAGGTCGTATTGTTGTGACTTATGATCCTTATCATCCAACAAGCAAGGAGTTTAACACAACATTCACGAGGATTGTTGACATTTCCAACGAGCGTGATTTCACTATTGAGGTTGGCATGGCTAATCCTCTTAGTTATTTACTCGTTCAACCAACACTAGCACCATATTTCATTTTCAACACTGTCTATGGCAATACTGCCGACAATTATAATGGTTCTCTTTCCATATCAGTTCTAAATGAACTTACCGTCCCCAATAGTCTGGTTGACAATGACGTTGTTGTTAATGTTTTCGTATCAGGTTGTGATGATTTGGAATTTGCAGTTCCAACTAATCAGCATATATCCAATATGGTCATTTCTAGTGCTATTGAACCCCAGTCTGATCGCACGGAAATATCTGAAGTCATAGCGCCTGCCGAGAATGACCCATTTACCGCTCCACCAATTGAGCAAGCCAATGCTTGTCTTGATATTGATGCCACAAATTTGGTATATTTTGGTGAGACAATCGCTTCTTTCAGATCATTGTTAAAGCGTTACAATTATCATTCGTCAGCTTTAGCTTTTGGTAATGCAATTGGTAATATTTGGAAGGTTACTTCCCCTGATTTTCCTGATCCACGTGGTTATTACACATGGGGGGCGAATTCCGATGGTGTCAATCAGGTGAATTATAATCCCACCACTCTACTCAATTACTTAGCTCCTGCTTACCTGTGCAGGAGGGGTGGTCTTCGCTCTAAATACATGTTCACTGGGGATATTACAAGTTCAACCCCTTGTTTGGTTGTTCGCGAGAATTCTGTTTCTGGTGATAATCATTCCAATGCTGAACTTGGTATCAATATTGTGGATAAGGACTTATTCGCATTGGGTCGTGAATCTTCCTGGCCTATGTCTTGGCCAGGGGCTGAACTCACTGATTTGAACATACAGAGCACCATTGAGGTTGAACTACCTCACTTCAACAACATCAGGTTCCAACTAGCTAAGTATGTTGATATGCCCGCTAACAATAGGGCTTTCAACGTTAATTGGCATTCACTTTACGTAACTATCACTAGTGGATCAACACATTCTGTTGATCGTTATGTTTCAGTTGCAGAGGACTTTAACTTAGTCTTATTTCAAGGCTGTCCTGTGATGTCTAAGTTGGATTTTTAAAATCTCACATCGGGCGTGAGATCTCCATAGGGAGTTTGCCCGCACTTTTATATATTTTCGGATTAAAGTGCGTGCGCACTTGTCCGAACTTTCTTAATGTGCGGTGCCACCGACATTGTAAATATTGTATATAGCAAGGGATTTTCAACCTGTC